GATCTGCCCCGCTGTCAAGAGCATTGTGGGAGGCAATGGCGTCATCAGGTAATCGGTATCGCGGAATGCCGTCAGATCAGCCAGGGCAGGAGCAAACATGTAGTAGCGAGTCAACGATGCGGCTTGGACTGCACCAGCGCGTAACTGAGCGATGACGTCGGTTGCAGCGTCTTGGATCTCGACTACGATCTGACGGTCCCCAGCAGTCGCTGTACTTGTAAGCTCTACCCATATCCATAAGATGTGCCAGAGTTGAGCTGCCGTAACCGTGATCGTCTTGTCGCTGTCATCGGCAACTTCATTGGATACGAGAGCGACCGCCCAGGTGTCAACGACGGGCACTGGGTTAGCAACCGTATTATTGACAGTCACGTCACCCATGTCAACCCCTGGAGCCGGCGTCAGGGCGATAGCCCCGTAGACGACAGTAGACATTACGAGAGCGACAGTGCCATCTCCCATATTCCGGTAGCGAAACTTCGTACCAGGTGGAGGACCTACTGACGTAACAAGATCACCAGCCATTTTACTCTACCTCCCTAGTGGTAGGGGGGCTGCCCGAACCCCCCTACCAGACCCAAGGAGAGGTCGTCGAATCTTAGTGCACGACCTCAGTGAAGTCGGTAATACCTACGCTCTCATACCTGCTGACAATACCGAAGATAACCGCCGAGTAGTAGAACGCAGCGGTACCGACGGTGACAGTGACCTGCAAGGTATGGAAGCCGTTCGTCACGTCAAACTCTGGCGAACGAATCTCGATACCTACGTAGCCATCGACATCTCCGGCGACGAGCTGCGTCGGTGCCTTAGTCCCCGTAACGCCTGTGGGATCCGTCAGCTCCTTCGTGTCGGCGCCGTCCGTATCCGTAGCCTGCTGGACCGTGACAGTGATAGTGCTGGCCCCTGCCGGCGTTCCGACATGGACCCAGACAAACATCCTGTGATAGTCCGCGATATCCACGTACCCAGTGACATGAGCACCGACGGCTGCATTCACAGCAGTTGGAGCCAATGCCGCTAGTATGTCATGAACCTCTGAAAACTCTTCAGTGTACATTCTAGTCTCCTTCTTCTACTTAAATCTGATGACCATTGTGCGGTTCTCGCACTTTAGGTCTATCTTATCCTTCTTTAGCATATGCCAAAGACGTGCTTCCAGGAGGTTGCAGCTCTGACACAACCACATTAGGTTCTCCTGAGCGTTGTCCCGCTTTCTATGGTTCTTGTGGTGCAGATGCAGACTGTAAGCTCCTTCCCAGCCCTGACCGCACCACGCGCACTTCTCAGGAACCCCAGCGCGTCTAAGCGTTCTCTTGCCATAACCTCTAGAACGACCGCCTTTCCAGCCGGGACTATTCTCTCCCAGTCTACTGTTTCGCACTTCTATGCCGGCCTCACGGAACCATTCCTCCAGAGAGTACCATCCTACTCCCTGAGCTCCTGAAATCTCATTCAGAGACTTCTTCTGAGTAACGTGCTGATCGTAGAGCCACTCCCTACTAGGATGAACCCATAACACCTTACCGCTGGCATTGCGCTTCTTCAAGGGACACCCTGTAGGAGAAGTCTCAGTAACTCCACTTTCCCGCATCCAGTTCCTAACCGTACAGGTCCAGGCCCCGATCTCGGCTGCTATCAGGGAGGGAGCCTTATCAAGCGTACCATACTGATACTCCAGCCACTCCCTATCAGGCCAATCCCAGCGAATACCGTCACTACCCTTCTTTGGTGCTCTCATTGTAATACCTCCCTTAGTATGTCCCTATGTTGGCGGTGGCCAGGTGGTAGGGAATCCACTTTTCGCTCCGTCGAGCTAGGCCACCGCTTCGCATTTAGTGCTTACTAGGACGAAGCGTCACCGAGCACAACGAAGGGCGAAACCTGGGTCGTTTGATCTTGGTACGTCAAGGGCTGCGAAAGCCACGGTTGACCGTCGATTCTGTGAACAACCCGCCAGCTGGTCTCGTCGTATTCCCAACGAACAGCGTTCGTTGACTCGATGGTCGTTGACTGCCTATCGCCGATCAGGTAGTAGCGATAGTCAGCTAGGAGGATATCCCCCTTGTTTCCGACGGACGGCATCTTCTCTGACCAAGACACTGGCATCCCGAACAGATACCCTGGAACGCCCTCACGAGCGTTCGGCTGCCACACGTAGCTCGCGTTGCCAGCCGGTCCAGACATCTGGATCACCTGAGCCATCGCGCTCTGCGAAATGGCCCAGCGACCACGTCCGCTCGGCAGGAACTCCGCCAACATGTTAATGCAGTCGACGTAGTTTACCTGCGCTGCAGTGTTTCGAGCGACCACGAGAGTGACCGGAGCGTTGACGATACCCCGAGGCTGTCCGCCTCCGACACCGCGTAGGAAGCTGTAGTCCTCCATCCAAGGGATACCACCTGCGAAGCCTAGCGGCCCCGACAGGAAGTCAGCGAGTGAGATGGCTGAGTCATCAAGCAGCTCATCAGAGGCGTGTGTGAGGCCGATCAGCTTCTTCGCGACTAGGTTCACGCGAAGGAACTTGGCTTCAGTCTCTGTCTTCTCCTCGCCCTCGTCTGCCCAGTAGAACTTCATACCTCCGAACCAGTTCGGTAGGCCTACGCCCAGTGTCTGAGTCTGATCGAGCACTGGGATAGAGACCTGCCTACGTGACATCCTGATAATGGAGGCATACGGACGAACGAGTGCCCCTTCTGGCTGCACGGCCTGCATATTAGGCAGGAACTCGGTCGGGATAAGGAACCCGCCGCGTGCTCCAGTCTGCCCACCCATCGACTTCGACTCGGGACCCTCGGGCCCTTCCCGTCGCTTCCAGACGAGACGGTCGTCATCGACGCCGTGATACTGCTTCAGCCAAGAGGCGTACAGGAACTCACTGAACTCCCCGTAGGGCTTCCCATTCTTCTTCCCGCCACCGCCCGTGCCAGGGTCAGGATCTCCGAACAGTCCACCGTCGTTCCCGCCGTGCTTCTTCTGCTCAGTCCCATCACCTGCGTCTCCCTCACCAGCGTGAGGGATAGCCTTCAGGCCTTCAGAGATGGTCTTCAGCTGAAGTGCCTTCAACTTCATGGCCTGCGCGTCGTCGAGCATCTTCTGCAGGTTTTCCTTCTCCTGCGGCTCAGCGGCGTCGCCCTTCATGACGATGATCTTGGCGTCCTCGAACAATTTTTCTGCCTTTGCTAGCAGTTCCTTCCAGTCCACTTCGAACCTCCTAAATGTTATACGAGGTGGGTGGAAGATCCCGGCCCGGCCTCAGCTAAGTAAGTAAAACCAACTAATCTCCAGATCCAAACTCAAGCTGCATACACTCCTCCTAGGAAACAGATGTCAGTCGCGCGATCTCAGAAAGGCCCTGTTCGATCTGGATCTGCATAAGCAGCCCAGTGTTTCTCGCCTTACGCACTGACTCGCGCTCCACGAAGACAAGATCGCCTGCGACCCACTCGTCGTGGGAAGCGAGCTTAAGATCGCCCTCACCTGACACGACTTCGACTCTGTAGTACGTAGAGGGCTCACTAAGGTCCTCAACGATAAGATGATCCTCAGAGAGCTCTCGCACGACAAGTAGCCCTTCCCCCTTTACCTCTTGGAAGGCCGCCAGCACACTATCGACTTGACTAATCTCGTTGAGGGACTTAGGCTTGTGTTCATCGGCCCACTTACGAGCAGCTACGACAGTCCACTTATCCTTATCGAAGATATAGGACTGAACGGTCATTGACGTCTCCCCCTCAAGGTGCCCCACGACGGCCTGGATGCCCTGTGACTCCTTTCCAATACTGATCGTCCGAAAGGAGCCTTCCTTAAACGCCCCTGGGTCCTTCACGCGTATGCGTATCGTGTTCTCACTAACGTCAGGGGCCGGCTTCTCTTCCGAGTCAGTATCCCGCAAGTCCTCAAGATCCTTCGCGCTGGTAACCAGTGCGCCAGGGTTCATACCGAACACCACAGGGCCATACTCCCAGAGACGCACCGTCCGAAGGTTACGCACTCGAACATTCCTGCCCTTCACCTGAATCTTCTCGTGGTCGTAATCGAGAGCGTCATACGCAAAGGAGAACTCCTTCACGGCCCCAGCACGGATACGCTCAAAGATTCCCGCCCCCTCGGGAGTTCCAAGCAGGAACTGCGTCTCAGCCATCGCTCCCCCAGTAGCCTCGGGGAACCTCTTGAGCACTGCCTCTGGCAGTCCAGTAGCATCGACCTCCCACAGCTTTAGTGGGACGCCGACTGCACCCAGTGCTGAGTAACGATTATGACTATCAAGGACCCTGATGGAGTCCATCCGCTCATCAATCGTCTTAGCAAACGAGCCAGGATGAGTAACGTCACCGCCAAGGTCTAGTATACCATACAGCGAGATGAGATGCTCGACGATGCCCTGAGCTTCGTCAATGCGCCCCAAATGCGAGGGAACGGTCTTGTATTCGCGCTGTCTACTCTTCATGACTAATCGCCTCCTTGTACTCTGAGGGCCCAAACTGAACCCTCCGAGCGCGTAGCAAGAACTTCTTTATGCCGAGATCCCCCGCACATTCGTCACAAAGATAGAACTTGACTACGTCTTCAGATTCAAGATCCCGTAGTTCGAGCTGAGCCAAATCACCGCAACGAGAGCAGCTCTCCATGAGAAACCCTCCCGTTATTAGATAGCTGATACAGCTGACTACAGGACCTGCACTCTACCAAGTTCTTGGAGTCTACGAGCATCTTTAGACTCCCTCCGCAGTTACTACAATCGAGCGAGCTCATCCCCCAACTGTCATCTTCTGCGTCCGACCTGGGTCCCTGCTCCTCACCACGTCCCTCACCTCTCTCAACTGGAGTCTGAGAGAACTGTTGAAGGGGCTTGTCTCCGTCAGGAACGTCACCGATCTTTAGTCCCACTGCCTGCAACGCCTGATTGGGAGGTACTCCCATCCTAGTAAGCGTATAAGCCGCGTTAACTAGTATAGGAATATCCTTCATCAACGCAGGCACCTGCGAGAAGTCGAACTTCACGAAGGACTGCCCGTGATTAAGCTTTCTCTGGTACTCTACTTCGAACAGTTTCAACTCCGGAAGTAGCGTGTCCTCCCAGACCATCCTGCGAGCACTCTCTGCGTTCGAGTATGTCGAGCCAGCAATACCGAGCCTAGAGCCTACCAGTATCGGCGGTACGCCAAAGACGGATAGTATCCTCGACTCGTTCCGCTCATCGAGTTGCCCGAAGCCCATTTCCTCAATCGTAAGTCCGAGACGACTGTACTTCGCGCCTCTATCCAGTACGCCTACCTCGCCCCACTTCCCAGATCCGCCATACTTCTTCTTCCAGCGCTCTAGGACCGTATCGACTACGTCTTCCTTAAGCGGAATGTCAAACGAGAGGACGCCAGCAAGCATCGTCCCCTTCTGGAAAAAGACGTTCAGGAAGCTCGTCGCAAGGTTGTCAACATCAACGCTATAAGCGACAGAGCTAAGAGGAGGTAGCCCGTAACCAAGACCCTCCAAAGGATCTCCAGGATTGGGGAACTTAACGTGAATAATGTCCTCAGGGAGCATTGGAAATCCATCTCTAGTACTCGCCCCTTCAGGGACATAGAGATAGTGAGATATCGACGCCTTGCGTCCTGCTGTAGGAACGATGTAGACTCGGTCAGGGCGCAGTGGGTAAAGCTCACGACCCCTAGGACCTATCATATCGTACACGTATGAGTTGCCATCTAGATTTAGGAACACATAGTTCAGTGAGTGAAACTCCGTCCAGCTCTGATGCTCATTAGGCCACGAAACCAGCCTCGACAAAGGTCGCTCTGGCGAAAGCAGCTCAGGGTACTCCGTATCTCCTGTATACGCCCTAAGGGGCGCAGTGATCGTCGCTCGTACCTTATAATCAATAGCTGACCTAACGAGGGAGTTAAGGTTAAACCCCTCATTGACGAAGGTCTCGAAGGACGCTTCATGCCACTGAGGCTTAAGCTGCCTAGACGCGGGCAACCACCCAGGACGCAGCTTGACTTCCCTACTTCTAGGATAGCCATTCTGGTAGACGTCCCAGGCGGCCCTAACGCGATCCGCTACGCTCATTAGAATCTCTCAACTTTGTATTCATCAGCGAAACAGCACCCCTATCGTCTCCTCATAGTTCGCCAAGACAACCGCGTCGCCCTTATCTGGACTACGCCCTAATCTCTTCCGGACCTCTGCCTTCCGCTCAACTAGAATCCCCGAAGGAGTCATAGCCCAAGTAGGGGCTACGAGGTCAGCAGTAAGCTCGTCGTCAGGCGGCAAGGCCAGTCCCTGACCGTTCTCGGGGTCAAGATCCTCCCGCATCTTCCAGTAGGCCTCTGCACGAACGTTCTTGAGTGTTAGCCGTCCTGTACGATCAGTTGCTCCCGAACCCCTCGCGTAGTTTACAGCCACTACGTCAAAGTCGAGGTCCTTCATAGTATCGAACACTGCTGCTCCGATACCAATAACGTCTATGTTAATCCTAGCGCCTCGATTTACGTCCTCTAGAACCTCCATCAGTAACGCGACGCACGCCCCACTATCGGGCACTCCTGAGCCAGGATAAGCATATACGGGCCAGAAGTATGTACCGCTCTTCGGAGCGATGACAGTTTCATCTGGGCCTCCCCTAGAAGGATCCAAGCCAACTGAGGTAAAGATCTTTTCGGGAGGCTCAGTTTCACTCCACCTCTTCTGCGCCTGCTTCACCCAAGCCGTCGGTATTACCTGCCTAGGAGAGTCCGTCCGCGTAACCGAGAAAAGTCCGTGAAGCAGATGTGATCTCAAGGGCTCAGGGAGTCCCTGAAGAACGGCTTCGTAGTTCGTATCCCGTAGATACGGATTATCGCCAAGCAGTGCAGGTATGAACGTTCTACTTAGGGGACGAATGCTCTCGCCCTTATACTCGAACGTCTCACTACCGTCTACTTCTCGGTCTCTACCATCTAGACTAGCGAACCACCTCAACTCACCAGGCTTCGCTGGGTTCGGATGGTTCTCCGAAAGCCACGGAGCCCAGAACCGAATAACCCACTCACCCTCAGCATGCGTCGGAGGGTTACCTGCGCATACGACCCTACAACGCTGACCTGGTATCGTCGTCCTATTCCAGGCCGAAAGAAACCTAAACTGGGACTCCGCGAAGTCCGGGATCTCATCAAACCCCTTAAGATCGTGCGGGCGTCCCTTAAACTTCTCCTTGTCCTTTTCCTGCTTAACCCCGCCAAACTCTAGGGTACGTCCTCCTGGAATTCCCGTCCAGCGTGAGAACGTCTGATTATAACTGGCTGCCGTATGTCCTAGTAGCTCGGTACTACGATCTATTAGCTCTCGAACCTGCGTGTACTCTCGCCTAAAGATAATGGACTTGCGATGTGAAGTCAACGCTAGGCCCATTAACAAGTCTGTCTTCCCCCCGCCAGCTGCTCCACCGTAGTACAGCACATCTGCCTCGGACACATACGCTTGTATCTGCGGCTTATGATTCGGGTGGGGCATCCAGAGCGTACTGCCACTTAGTATCTTATCGAGCAGATTTCGCTCCGAGGGCTGTAGTCGCTCAAGGATCTCGGACCAAGGCATCTATCACCCTACTCCCTGGAAGCTCTCTCTCTCTTGCCTGCTCCAGCAGTGCCATTATAGCCGCGGCCCTCTCACCTACCTCGAATTCGTGCTTGCCGGACTCATCTACGTCGATCTCGACCCTACGAACAGGGGTCCCAATAAGATAGTTAGACAGCCACTGCCTAGCGCGCCAATCCCCTTCCTTCGCCTGTTCTACAGCCTGGATAATAATTTCCAGCCAGTCTTCCGGAGCAACGGTATCTACAAGCGTCTTCAGGAAGGCTAGCTCAAACTCGCGTTTTGGGCGACCGCCACGAGTTCCCACTCCAAAGGCATTACCCTTCTTAAACCCCTTTCCCGATCCTGGACCCGACCCCTTACCTGACTTAACCTCAGCAAGGGCTAGGGGATCCTTAGCCGCCGGCTGCCACTTAAGCGCCTCCTCCTTAACAAAGACGTACCTGCCAAGTACCAGATGCGCCCCTGGTATACTACCGCGCTTGGCGGCCACGGCCACTGTCTGTAGAGGAATACCGTGATGCTCAGCAAGCTGGCGCGTGGTCCAGGTACCAGCTAGGTCACCACTGGAGACGCTTTTAGTATCCTCGTTACCCATTAGTCCCCGCGAACCGAAGAGAACGATTCTCCGCCTGCAGGTGCCGATTCTCGACCTCTAGTTCCTCAATACAAACCTGCAGCTTAGCGATCTTCGCTTCCAGTTGTTCCCTACCTACTTCCAATAGTGATACCCTAACGTACAGAGACGTGATCTGCTTCGTAAGGTCACTTATGAGTACTGAGTAAGCATCGGCGACTGCCTTCGTCGCTACAGCTTCAAGTCCCTTACTTTCTACGGCCGCCTTACGCCTCCCTAAGTAGTAGGTAACTATGGCGGAGATAGCCGCAGAGAGTACCGTACTGAGTGCGACGATAGCAGCAGAGTCCATCAATCTTCTCCTAGGTCGGACCAGTCAAGAGGCTCGTCCCTGAGTGCTTTAAGCATGTTCCGCACAAGGCTCGTCTCACTTAGCTCACGGTACACGGTACAACCTACCTTCGCTAGTGCCTCCTTGATACCCCTCAGGGTCCTACCTTCCTTACAGAGCCTGCGAAAGAGTTTCTCGTGTGCCATTTCCACTTAGCAGTCCCTCCTCCGTACACCCCATATTATACCCGATAGCCCTGCCGTGGAACGACACTTTTATTTAGGTCACAAAGCTCACTAAGATTCGTTTAGGATCCCTATCGTGTGCTTGACAAATCTACGAATTGTGATATAATATGGTATAATTCCCAGGAGGTATGCCAATGACACGACGCATGACTGCGGACCTTAGAATCGCAGTTACGCCATCACTTAGGGAGAGACTCGAGATTGAAGCGAAGCGTAGACGCAGATCTCTCTCAAACATGGCTAGAGTACTACTAGAACAGGGACTTATCCACTCTGAGCTAACTCCGGACCCTACTCGCAAGGAATTCGAGATACTGCTAGAGCAAGCAGAGGTTAGTAGACTGGAAAGGAAGGGCTATGAGCTAGAATCACTAAATGGCCCGCAACCAGCTAATGTCTAACCTAATAAGTCTACTATCTCGCGGCGGGCCCTACGGACACTACTGGATAAAGCAACCTAGAACTACTATCTGGTGGGATACCGCTTGCCCGCCAGAACCTCCAGATCCTGACTTCGACGTTTACTTCGGCGTCCATCCTAGTAGGGCACGAAAAAGTCCGTCCCTGAGAACAAACGAGGGAGACATCTCAGCTATTAACTGCCTCTACGCAGACATCGACGGAAAGGTCTTTACCGGAGGTAAGACGGAAGCGACGGAGCACATAAAGGAGCTCAGTGTTCGTCCGACAGTTATCATTGACTCCGGAGGGGGTTACCACTGCTACTGGATCCTCCAAGAGCCGTTCGTCTTGGATACCCCCTTGAAGGAGGAAGTCGCCAAGGATCTACAGAAGCGCTGGGTAGCGTTCGTCGGAGGAGACAAGGCCGTACACGACCTTGCTAGGGTACTACGAGTTCCAGGAACCCTAAATCATAAGTACGATCCCCCTCGACACGTACGAGTCGTCTATGAGAACCCAGATCTACTGTACGCCCTTAACGCATTGGAGTCACTCCTCCCCGAAGATGACCACAGGGGCGATGACGAAGACGAAGACGATGGTCTAGTAGGGACATACCCTCCCGCAACTAAGCCGAATAAGCTTACGGACAAGCAGATAGTCGACCTAGCGAGGTCGTCCCCTCAGGGGCCAAAATTCGTCTCCCTCTGGAAGGGTATTGACTCGGGATACGGGTCGCAGAGCGAGGCAGATCTTGCTTTCTGCTGCATTCTAGCCTTCTGGACTGGCGGAGACGCTGAGAGGATTAACCATCTCTTTAAGCTATCAAAGCGGTTCAGGCCGAAGTGGGAGAGGGAGGACTATCGCCAACAGACGATTCTTAGATCACTTGCGCAGGTGACGGAGTACTACACTGACCCGAGCGGATATCTAACGGCAGGCGCAGACGACGAGGGAAACGCCCAGTGCGTATCGGCCCGCTGTTCCGAGCGATTCTTGTTCTGTGAGGCATTCGGCTGGATGGAATACCACGAGGGCTACTGGCGTACGGAGCTGGCCGAGACTGCTCTCGACAGACAAATAGTGAAGGTCCTGAAGGAGAGAAGGGCGGCCGCGGCCAGTGCTGAGACAACTGACTTAAAGCAGATGGAAGGTATCATGCGCGCTGCCAGGCCATCCGCTGCCAACGTCCGCAACTGCAAGACACTACTTTGTTCCCTCCTCACCGTACCTACTAACTCCTTCGATGCCTCCCTCGACGAACTAAATTGCCGTAACGGAGTACTCGACCTCAGTACCGGTGAACTTAGTCCGCATGACTCGAGAAAGCGGTTCACCTACGTTATCGGAGTAGACTACGATCCCGAGGCAGATCAGACGCTCTGGAAGGAGTGGTTACTCGAAGCGGTCGGAGGGCATCAGGACGTAGTTGACTTCTTGCAGGTCTCACTTGGATACTCAATTACGGGTTGGACGCGTGAAGAGGCACTATTCTATATCTACGGACCTGCACGAGCAGGGAAGGGAGTCTTCACGGAGACGATACAAGCGATGTTAGGCGGGCGACCCATAGCAACTGAAGTAGGTATGGAGACGTTTACTGAGCGCCGCCGAGGTTCCGACCAGGGATTCGATCTAGCGTCCCTAGCGGCCTGCAGATTCGTCGCCGCCTCCGAGAGTAAGGCCGGCCAGTGGCTCGACGGCGCATTGATCAAGCGATGGACAGGCGGAAGTCCGATCACCTGTGCCCATAAGTACCAACGAGCCTTTACGTATCGTCCTCAGTTCAAGATCTGGATGACGTCGAACTTCCCGCTACAGATGGACCCAGACGACCTCGCCAGCTGGACGCGGCCTAAGGTAATCAACTTCCCGAAGTCGTACATCGGCAACGAAGATAAGATGCTGAAGATGCATATGCGGTCGGAGGAGACACTTCAGGGCGTCCTCGCGTGGGCAGTCGAGGGAGCCATCCAGTGGTATAAGCTCCCCAAGGGGGGTCTAATACCTCCCGAAAGGATCCGCCGTGAGCTAGAAATAGCTAAGTTAGAACTTGACTGGGTAGCAAAGTGGGTCGACGAGGAGGTCGAGATAACCGGCGATGAGAAAGACAAGATAGCCAGTTCAGACTATTATGTGCGATACAGAGACTGGTGCGAAGAAGGAGGTGCCCCAGAGAAGAAGTTAAAGGCCCTTAACGACTCGTTGTACCGATTAGGCGCCGATGTTCGAGGGAAGCCCTTCTCAATCAACGGCAGGACACATCGCGGCTGGAGGGGCGCTAGATTGCGCGGAAACTCGTTTAGGGAAGATGCAGCAGCACTAGTGGAAAGGAGTGATCTAGAATGACCGAAAGTAAGTACATAGCTCTTGACATAACAGATGTTGTAAAGTTCGGGGCTCTTCCTTCCCCAGAAACCCGTGGCAGCAGTATGCTCCTCCCCCTACTGCAGTGTGCCTGCGGTGAGAAGTTTAAACCGTGGGACTTCATCCTGGAAGAGGATCCGAGGGGCGCAAGCAAGTGCAATAACTGCGGACGCATGATGTGGTTCAGTCTCTCAATCCGAGTATTCCAGCAGATGGAGGAGCTGCCAAGTACGTTATTCGGTCTGCCAATCATCTGGACCGATGCAAGGACGGGTGACTGGAAAGTAGGCAAAGTAGGCGTCAAGGAGGAAAAGGATGGATCCTAAGTACGAGGCACCTAAGATTCCCCTATGGCCCAGATTGGAGAGACCTTCCTTCAAGGTACTCGATTCGAAGGACATTCGATTCGCGAGTATCGCCTTACTAGGGGGACAGGACGATCATGACCTTCGCGTCGTGATGATCCCAGCGAAGAAGACTCCGATCTACGCCGTGCGCAACTGGATCTCAGCTAAACTGCTCTATCTCGCTCTGCGCATCAGTGCGCCAGCGAAGATAAAGTACGTACAAAGGAGGGAACAATGAGCAAGATAGTCTACAAGTACAGCTTAGTCCCACGCGCGGCTCCTTGGAAGTCGCTCATCGTACTCCCTAAGGGAGCAAAGATACTAAAACTGGACTTTCAGCTAGGTATCCCGCACCTCTGGTGCGAAGTAGCGCCGGATACAGATAAGGAGACTCGAACGTTCTTCCTAGTCCCCACAGGGCAGGAACTCCCCAAAGGAGCAATCTGGAGGGACTCAGTTCTACATGGTGACTACGTCTGGCACCTATATGAGGTGTCAGCATGAATGTCCTTGAGCTGATGGAGAATCTAACCTTATTCCCTCCTACGTGGAGAGGGGTCATCCCTGGCTGCGCTGGACAACGTGGACACAGGCGGTGAAGATGACCACTAAAGCTCACGAAGGTCGCTCCGAGGGTGAGGCAGAAGGGTTACCTCCAACCCTGGGAGTTAACACTAGGAAAGTAGGTGATACTTACGTTCTTCCTGCCGTCGGCTCAGATGACTGCTCAGGAGAAGAAATTCTGGCTTGCTCGGATACGTGATATGGCTAGTGAGGAGGACTTATGAACATCTGCTGGGTGGCACTTGCGGTGGTTCTGGTTACGCTAGGCTTGTGCTTTCTAATCGACATACACTACCGGCGTAAGAAGTAGTGCAGTCCTGTCGGTTCTGAGCAAATTTCTAGTCTTATGCGGCTAGACCTAGATTTGTAATACAAAAAATTGTATTACAATTGTAAAAAAAGAAAACTGAATATTCGATATTAAATAGGCCATTTACATGATTAAATCGGCCATTTACATGATTAAACATAATTACAAATTACACTGAATTACGCCAGATCTGTATAAATCGCGTAGATCTATTTCTTACGGGAAATTAATACAAAATGACCGTAATTCAGTGTAATTTGTAATGGTTTTATCTGTTCAATCAGGATAAACTATTTGTTAATATTGTAAAACCCCATTGGTTAATATGGTTAATACCGTTACAAATTACAATTCTACATTCCGTGGGGGTAAGTGTTTCAAAAAGGAGCCAGCTAAGGAGCCGATAAGGAGTCAGATGCATCTAGATGTAGGCGTTCTACCTCAGCGTCGTGAATACACCCCTCAAGAGCGGGCTATGTTAGTCGCGTGAGCTTTGTGTAAGGGTGAAGCCCTAACTGTTAGGGACGTGTGCGTGCTAACTGGGTTACTACCTCGTGCTGCACGGGGCCTTCTCTCCAAGGTCGTACGCGTCCTGCCTGTGTTTAAGGACGGCCCAGCTTGGCGAAGTTTATAGGCTAACTGGAAATTAGGTATGGCGTGCGGGTTCGCATTCGTTTCGCGATTATTTTCCGTTCCGCGCGTCGGTTTATAATAAACCTGATGCGCGTATGGATTATTATAAACCATACGTGCGTCGGATTATTATAAACCATACGTGCGTCGGATTATTATAAACCTGATACGCATATGGTATATGATAAACCATACGGCCATAGTGTTTATCACGACATATAATCCTGATAAACCAACGGCATTATTATTGTAAAGTTACATGATA